AGTTATAAATAAAATTCAATTATGTGAGGTAATGTAAAATGAAACTAACAAAAATGTCAAATGAAGTATTCGAGTATGTGAGAAATAACGGTGGTAAGGTTTCTATTGAGGAGCTAACTAACGTTACTGGTCGTGGAGCAAGAAGTGTCGGCGCTAATGTAACTGACCTAAAGAAAAAGGGTTTAGCAGAGCGTGTTAAGGAAAAGGTCGAGGATAAGGAAGTAACTTATGTTGTCCTAACTGAGGCTGGTCAGACTTTTACTCCATCTGAGGACTAATTGTTCTAAAGGTAGTGGAATAGATTTTTTCTATTCCACTTTAAGATACCTTTAATAGATTAAGATTAAAGAATAAACTAAACTAAATTAAACTAAAAAAGAGAGGAAATAATTATGGTACAAAGTGAAAATATAGTAAAAATTGAAGGTATTCTGGCTGAAACTGACTTAGAAGAGAAAAAGTTTTTAAAAGACGGAAAACAGTGTGAGGCAATCGGCGGTTCAATCACTATTCGTGTAGAGCAGAAGATTGGTGAAAGAGATGTAGTTTCTGATGTTCCCGTATATATGTTTGCTACAAAGCTAACAAGAAAGGGTTCAATCAATCCGGCATATGAAAATATTAAGAATATTAAGGATAATTATATCTCCATTGGTGCATCAGATGAAGCACACGCAGATAAGGTAAGAATTACCAAAGGAGAAATTCGTATGAACGAATATTATGGTAGAAATGGTAATTTGGTATCTTTTCCTCGTATTAATGCTTCTTTTGTAACAAGAGTAAAAGAGTCTGAGGAATTTAATCCAAAGGCAGAGTTTACTTGCACAGCTGTGGTATTGAAGCAAGATTATGAGCAGGATAGAGATCAGAATGAAACAGGTCGTTATTTACTCCAAACTGCAATCATTCAGTATGGTGATAAATTAGATGTAGTTCCATTTATTGTAGAAAATAAAAAGGCTATCAATTATATTTCTTCTAATTGGGAATCTGGAAACACAGTTAGAATTAATGGTAAGTTAAACTTCAGTTATAAAGTAATTAGAGAAGTTAAGGAGGGTGCTTTCGGTGATCCTGTTATAAACGAGAGAACTGTAAGTACAAGTGAATTAATTGTAACCGGTGGTAGTGAACCAGTTGAAGGTGAGGGTGCATATGATGCACAAGATATTAAAGCAGGTTTAGCTAATAGAATGGCTAGTCTGGAAGCTATGAAAAATAAGACTAACGAAAAGAAAGCTCCTGCGCCTTCAAACTCTATTAATAGTGATGACTTAGGATTTTAATCCTAAGTTCATCTATTAAATAGAAAGGAGGGTTATAAATGATAGACATTTTAAATATCGAGCCAACAAAAGTAAGTAAAGATTTACAAGGAAAATATATTCTCTTATACGGTGCGGCGAAGTGTGGTAAAACAACTTTTGCTACTCAAATGCCAGATAATTTGTTAATAGCGTTTGAGAAAGGTTATAATGCTCTATTTAACGTAAAGGCTGTAGATATTGATAAATGGGCAACTTTTAAACAAGTAATTCGCCAACTACGTCAAGAAGAAGCACAACAAATGTATAAAACAATTACTATTGATACAGTTAGTATTGCATATACAATGTGTGAAGAATATATTTGTAAACAGCAAGATGTTAGCAGAATCGGAGATATTCCATATGGCGCAGGCTATGGAATTGTAGAAAAAGAGTTCCAAGAGTGTTTAAGACAAATTACTCAATTGGGATATGGATTAGTTTTAATTGCACACTCTGTTCCAAGAATTGAGAAAACAGCTGATGGTAGTGAAATTGAAATTGTATCTCCAGATGTTCCAAAAAGAGGCTATAAAGTCATAAACCAACTTGTCGATATTATTGGATATATTGATATAGTATGGGACGCTGAGGGAAATTCAAAGCGAGTTCTTTATACAAGAAAGACTCCAAAAATTATGGCTGGTAGTAGATTTAAATATCTAACTCCTACCGTTCCTTTTAGCTATACTGAATTAACTAAAGCGATTGCGGCGGCGGTTGATAAGGAAGCAAAAGAAGTAAACGGAGTTTTGATTGATCATAAAGAAGAAAAGAAAGAAACCGAGCGTACTTTTATGGAAATTAGGGAAGAGGCTCGAGAAGTATGGGAGAAACTTGTCAAAACTGATAAAAGTAATGTAGAAAAGCTTAATAAGATTATTGTTGATACTTTTGGTAAACAAATTAAGCTATCTGAAATTACAGAAAATCAAAAAGACCTGTTTGAAATTGTTCTTGCTGAAATGAAAGAACTCTAAATAAAGATATGAGGAAGAGGTAGTTTAACTACCTCTTTTTAATTTGACTTTTTCTTAAAAATGTGTTATAATTATAAGAGAAAGGTGAAATGTATGGAAAAGAAAATTCAAATGGGCGTATGTCCCGGTTGTAAAAAAGCTGTAGAAAAAACACAAGAAAACAAAGTTGAAGGAAAAAATAACCACGTAAGATATTGGCATCCAGAGTGTTTAGAAAAAACAAGAAAAGAAAAAGAGAAAAAAGCAGCAGAAGAAATGGGCAGAAAGGCTATATTTAATTACTTAACAGCGATAGGTATGCCGCCAAATTATGCGTTCTGGGGCAGACAACGTAATGATTATATAAATAAATATGGATATACTGATAGTGGAATTTTAATGGCATTAAAGTATTGGTTCGGAGAAAAAAATAATTCCATAGAGCGCGCAAATGGTGGTATGGGTATAGTACCTTATATATATGACGAAGCCCAAAAATATTATAGGAATATAATATTAAAGAAAAAGAAATTACTTGAACAAGCAACAAAACAACAAGAAGAAGAAAAGAAAGTCGTAACTGTAACTAAAATAAAAGAAGAAAAAAGAAAGAACTTTATTGATTTAAGTCTGTTAAGTGGAGATGAGTAAATGGTAGATAAAAATACAATTTATCAAGTACTGTGTGGATTAATGCTTAATCCCAGCTATCTTATGGATTCAGAAAAGTATAATCTTTCAACCGATGATTTCTCTTCTCTATTGGAAAAATATATTTTTGCTGCAATTTATAATCTTCAACGAAACGGCGCGCAGTCCATAAATATTGTTGATATTGATAATTACTTTGATGCTCACTCAGAAGCAAAAGATTTATTTGAAAGAAGTAATGGTATCGAAATATTACAAGATGCTTTGGATATTGTACAACCTGATAACTTTCCTTTTTATTATCAACGTTTAAAAAAATTTAATATTATTAAAGATATTAAAAGAATGGGTTTTGATACATCTCAATTATACTGTGAAGATTTAGCTAACCCAAAAGCTGCTGAAATAAATGATAATTTTGAAAATATGCAGGTTGAAGAAATCTTTATGTTTTATAAACGTAAAATAATGGGCGTGGAAAGTAAATATCAGTCAGGTTCGAGTCGTCCAAGTGTAGAAGCTAGTTCTGGTATTAGGGAATTAATTAAGAATATGAAAATTCACCCAGAAGTAGGCTCTAGATTACAAGGACAAGATTTCAACACAATTTGCCGCGGCGCTAGAAAAGGAAAGTTTTATATTCGTACTATGGCTAGTGGCGTAGGTAAGACAAGAGCTGCCGTTGGAGATGCTTGTATGTTGGCTTATCCAATTAGATATAATAGTTTAAAACGTATATGGGAATTGACTGGAACTACTGAAAAAACTTTATTTATTGCTACTGAGCAAAAACTTGAAGAAATCCAAACTTTAATACTTGCTTATCTTACTGATTTAAATGAGGAAACTATTCTTTATGGTTATTATACGGAAGAAGAAGAAGAAAGAGTTGAAAAAGCTATTTTAATAATGGAAAAATATTCTGAAAATTTAATTGTAAAAGAAATGCCAGATCCAAGCATTACACAATTAAAAGCAGTTGTAAGAGAAAATTGGTTAAACTATGATATTCAGAATGTATTCTATGATTATATTTTTTCAAGTCCTAGTTTATTAGCTGAATTTAGAGATTTGAAGGTCCGCGAGGATGTAGCCTTAGGTATGATGTCATCCGCGTTAAAAGAATTGGCAGTTGAATTAGATATATTTGTGATGTCCTCTACACAAACTAATGCAAAAATTGAGGAAGGAAAAG